CACTCCGGGCGCGGATGGTGACCACATCCGGCGCGCCCGGTGTTCAACCTCATCAACGGTAAATTTCCCTTTGCATACCAGGGCAAAACCTTTCCAGCCGATATACACCGTCAGGACAGCGCCACGAACCGGCAGCCCGACCTGCCCGTCGGCATCGTTCAGTTCAATATCAAGCTGGTCAGCCTCAAAGCCCCGGTTATCCGTCAGGGTCATGCTCATCAGACGGTCGCTGATATTGCCGGTAATATCCCTGCTGTCGAGCATCAGCATGTAATCCGGCGTCAGCGTACTGCCTGCATCAAATGTCAGCGCATCCAACATTATCCCGCCCCCGTCATCCCCGTGAATCTGGTCGCCATACTGCCAGCCTTACCGATGAGCGATTCCGCCTGTTTACCGATATCGCCATACAGCGCGGCCAGTGATTCATCAACGCGGGTGAGCGACAGCGTAAAATCAATTTTTCGGGGTGTGCCGTCTGCAAAGAAAATACTCCCTGTTTCACTCACCTTGCTGATGACATACATGCCGTAAATCATGCCAGTGCCATCCAGCAACGGCCACGCCCGGCCTTCCTCAGCCATCAGCCTGAGCGTGGTCATCGTCAGCTTTCCGCCGGTCAGTTCGGGATAAAGCACACCGGCAAGCGTGATGTTTTCCTCACCCACACCGAGAAATTGAAAGGCATCCCGTTTGCCGATACGGGAATTTGACGGCCAGCGATAATCTGATTCACGCTGCATGGTCTGGTGTGGCAGCGTCTGGCGCATAAAAACAAACATACCTAACGCGAGCATCATTTTTCGTCACCTCCTTAACCGTCATGCATCATGCTGGCACGGGCGCGCGCACGTTTATCCCGCTCGTATTTTTCGAGCGCATCCTGTAACTGGCGGTCAAGCTGTGTCCCCGGCGCAGTACCACCCGTCAGGCTGATGTGATATTCGTTTTTACTCTGGTCCACATAAGAGCGGCCAGCCGGTGCCGTAACCGGCTGATAAGCCTGATAACATGCATAAGAGCTGGTCGCCGGAATATAACCACCGGTGCCATACGTGGCGGCATGAGTTCTGGCGGCGGTCTGGTCAAGTGTGTCTGACTCTTTGTTGATAACCCCGAGTTTTTCCAGTACCCAGTCAATACCGCTGCGCAGTTTGTTGAACGCATTAAGCGGCAGCATCAGCGCGTCAGCCAGTGCCTGCCCGAACATGACCCCCGTGTCACGGCAACGGTTCAGGGTGTCCTGTGTGGCTTTAACCGGGGCAATCAGATTTTTAAACCACTGCCACGCGGCCTGTAACTTTTCGCCCAGCCAGTCAAACACCGGTTTCAGTGGCGTGAACAGCTCCCTCACCGGCGCAAATGCCGCTTTCAGCCCTTCAACCACACCGCCAAAGAATGCGCTGACAGGCTCCCAGTATTTACGGATAAGCAACGCCCCGGCGACAATGGCGGCCACCACAGCCACAACCGGCCAGCTAATCGCCCCGATGGCCGTCATAACGGCACTGCCAACCGTCGTGAAGATTGCACCCATTGCGCCTGCTGCCGCGATGATGGCATTAATGCCGGTGATAACCGGCCAGGCTACGAGGCCAATGGCACTGATGACACCAGTCAGCGCCAGTGCACCACCGACAATGATGCCGATGGTTGACGCCAGTGATTTGTTTTTCTGTATCCAGCCGTCGAGTTTTAACACATACTTTGTGGCCGTCTGCGTGAGCTTACGCAGCGCGCCTTCCTGCTGGTCAAACAGGTCAGTCCCCACCGCCTCATAAGCGGACTGAAACTCTTTAAAGTCACCGCCTAGGTTGTCCTGCATGATATTTACCAGCTCGGCGGTCTTCCCGTCTGAGGCTTTAAACGCAGCGGTCAGTTTGTCCAGCTTTCCGGTTGAGGCGGCAGTCATCAGCACGGCGGCGGCTGAGCTGGCCTCCTCCCCGAAAATAGTTTTCATGTATTCAGCCTGCTGGGCAGTACCGAGCCGGTTTTTCTCAAAACTGGCCTGCATTTCTTTCAGAATGGTAAATATTGACCGGGAGTTTCCTTTGCTGTCTGAGGTTTTCACTCCAAGCTCTTTGAGAGCATCCCATGCTTTTCCCGTCGGTACCTGCAGGCGGCTTAACACGGCACGGCTTCCCGTCCCCGCCATTGAGCCTGTGATTTTTGCATCATGCAGCGCCCCGACCATTGCGGCGGTTTCTTCAATGCTGACACCGGCATTTTTTGCCACAGGTGCGGCATAGGTCAGCGCATCGCTCATGCCGTCAAAATCGGCGGCGGTTTTGTTCATCGTCATGGAGAGAACATCCCCGATATGAGCGACCTTATCGTTTGAAAGCTGAAAGGCGGATTTCATCCCCATCAGCAGGGCGGCGTTTTCTTCCATCGTGCGGCGGTTCGCCAGCGCCATATTCAGCGTGACCGGCGTTGCCGCCTGAATGGCATCAACATCCCCACCCGCTTTCGCGATGATTATCTGTGCACCGGCCGCATCATCCGCCGAGGCGGCGGTATTGTCGCCGAGCTGGCGCGCCTGTTTGCGTAGTGCGGTCATTTCGGCGGAGTCTTTTGCCACTCCGAGCACGGCCTGCAATTCTGAGTTTTTCTGCGCAAACTCATAACCGGGCATCAGCAACTTAACTCCGGCCATCGTTCCCGCCGCCGCAATCCCCACACCGGCAGCGCCCACTGAGGCCATATTTCCGGCCAGTTCCTTTCCGGCCTGATAACGCTGTTTTACTGCGTTAAGTTTTGCCTGTTGCGCACTGACACGCGCCAGCGCATCACGCTGACGGTTAAGCTGTGCGGTGGTTTCACTGATACGGTTTTTCAGTCCCTGCTCATCATGTGCAAGATTGCGGGTATTAATTCCCACAGCGGCCAGTTCCCGCTGCTGGCGTTTAACGGAATCTATCAGGCGGTTATATTTCGCCTGTAAGTCCTCCGCCGCACGCTTTGCGGATTCCAGCACTTTCGCCTGAGCACGGGTCGGACGTTCAGTGTTTTTAAACTGTGTGGCAAGGGCTTCGGCCTCCTGCCGTGCCTTTTCAAGTGCATGACCAGTCACGGCGAGCTGTGCGCTGGTCTTGCGAAATCCCTCAATACGGGATGCGTGACCATTCAGCTCGCGCAGTGATTTTTGTGTTTCCCGGATATCCCCCGACAGCGACTTGCTCGCTGTGCGGATGGATTTAAACGGGCGGGATGCCTGGTCAACAGCCCTGAGCAATACCTGTAATTTTACATTGTTACTCATTCGTGTTTCCGCTTCGCCGGAGCGCCTTTTCGCGCCATGTGATGAGTTCGGTCAGGCTCATGGGATATAGTTCTGATGGCGGCCAGTGAAATATCACTGCCACATCCGCCATCAGGTCATCGACCGACAGATTTTTCGGGAACGTTACTGCACCGAGTTCGGCGACAAAAAACCGACCACCTTACCGGCCAGCGCCACAAGGTCAGGCAGTTCCAGCGCGGCGACTTCCTGCTCGGTCAGCATCGGTGCCGTCATGCGCGGCAGCACCTTAATCAGTGCATCGACTTCGGAGTTTGCGACCGCAGCCAGACTGACACCGCGCAGCGTCCCGGCATTGGGTTTCATCAGCGTGACCTGTTCGATAACCTGCTCACCACGCTTGACCGGATTGTCCAGGGTAATCACATTTTCTTTGTTCATGGTTTTCTCACTTCTGAATCAGGGTTAACCGGTCAGCCAGGCTGACCGGATGAAAATCACAGGCCGATATTTCGGCGGTGTTGCTCCAGCCGGTCGACGCCGTTCACCTTCTCAATCATGTTGATGGTGTCGATTTCGACCAGCTCCTTACCGTCCATCGTCAGCCGGAAATAGGTGCAGACCACAGAGATTTTCGACTCGGTGTCTTCTCCCTGTTTACCCTCGCCGGTGTCGATTTCTTTCTGACGTCCACGCATGACCACCTCGACGGCCACCGTTTCGCCGGTATCGTCGCGCTGGTAAGAGCCTGCAAAACGAATCGGCACGACATCCACACCGGTTGCTGCGTAAAGCTCCCAGATAACCGAATCCGGGAAACCACCGAGCGACCACTCCATTGACAGGGCATCGTCATCAAGGCCGAGGTCTACCGGTGCGCTGCCGTTCATCCCCGCACCGCGATAGTTTTCGAGCTTACGGGTCAGTTTTGGCAGCGTGACGGACTTTGCAACGCCCTGATAGCTGTAGCCGTTCAGAAAGACGTTCATTAACTTGAGTTTGCGCGGCATTGCCATCGGTCAGGCTCCTTAATTGCTGTTAACCGAGGTGACCAGATTTGCCAGATATTTATCGGTGATACGCTGGCGCAGGGTCAGGTTTTCAAGAGGAGGCACCGGGGTATAGTCGTAGTCGATATACAGTTTTCCGGCCTTGAGGGTTTCCGCATCGTTGGATTCTTCGCTGAACCAGCAGGTCGCATCCACGATATAGCCGTTTGTTTTCAGCTCACGGAATTTGGCATTGATGCCGTCAACGATGTCGCGAATCAGCGTTGCGGTGATGGGCTTGTCCACCGCCCACATGTGCGCCTCAGCCATCGTGTCGGCCAGCACCTGCGCGGTGCGGGTGTAGTTTTCAAAGAAGAACAGCGGGTCATCAGAGCAGGTACGGTTACCCCAGAAGCGGAAACCGTCACGGCGAATCAGTGTTGTGACGCCTGACTCGTTAAGCAGGTCAGCATCGGTGCCGGACTCCTGCAAATCCCAAAATACAGATGCGCTGATGCCGGTAACACCGTTCACCCCGACGTTGGACAGCGTTTTATGCCAGCCCTGCTCCTGGTCGATTTTGGCACGCAGACCCAGCGCACGTGCGGTGGCATACGCGGTGGCGGTGGTACTGGTGACCGTATCCCATGCGAGGAAATCCGGCCAGATGACCATCAGCTCACGCTGGCTGAAATTCTGGCGGTAGGCTTTCACCTCAGAAATGGTTTTACAGCCCCATGCGCTGATATACCCGAAAGCGCGCAGCTTCTGACAGACTGATGCCAGTGCAACAGCCACCTCTTTGGTATCCAGCCCCGGCACACCAAGAATACGCGGTTTAACACCGGTTACCGACTCCGCCGCCAGCAGGGCTTTCAGTCCGGTGTACTGACCGTTTTCGTCGGTGGTTCCGATGATATTGGAAACAGTCTGCGCGAGTTTCGTTTCTTCGTCTTCGCCGGTGCCGTCTTCCACACGCACGACAACGGTGACCGGTTTTGACTGGTCGGCGATGGCCTGCAACGATGCCGCCAGCGTGCCTTTTTTACCGGCCTTTGCAATTGCGCTCTGCACATTGGTAATCAGCACCGGTTTATTGAGGGGGAAGATTTCCGCATCCGCATCGCTGGCCGTGCAGACCATGCCGACAATGGCGGTGGATACGGTGGAAATGACGCGGGTGCCGTCGTTAATCTCCAGCACCTGCACGCCGTGATGATAGTCACTCATCCGTTTAACTCCGTGGTTAATGGGTGCAACTATTTTCTATTGGGCAGTGCCTGAGACGCTATTTGACCTGTCTGGTCAGTGGATGAAACAACAGATAAAGAAAAGGCGGGCAATTCGCCCGCCTGTCCTGACTTGCACTCACTCATTTTCCAACTGACAATTTACATAGCCCAAACGCTATCAAATCTGACAGCCTGCTGTGAGCGAGGAGCAGACACATGAACCACACACATCATCCAACCACAGTCACGATAAGTATTATGCACTCTGTATAACTATATTTTACTCGAAAACTCACCAAAATATGGTCTGAGAGCATTTCTCATTGACTCTCCACTTTCATTATTAGCCATCCTGACCACTAATTCAGCAAGCTGTCCATTAGCCAGCCCCAGATGCTTACTTACTTGGGATGAAAGGCTTTTCCTGTTATAAAGTTTTAATGCAAGAAGATAATCACGTTTCTCAACTGCATTATTAAACAGAGATAAACTTTCATCATAAAGCTCTTTAACATTAATTTGTGACGTCAACAACTCAAGAGCTCTACTAAGAGCATCGACCCCTTTTGCTTTTTCATCAAAACAATTAAGCATGAATTTAATTTCGCCAGCCACACGCAGTGAAATCTGAGTATCCAGCTCTGAGGATATTTTACGGAACACAAAATCTTTAACTGATTGTAGATCTTTATCTGGATTCCTGACTAATCGTTCGCTAACTAAAGTTATAACTTCCGGAACGCAAAAGAGATTTTCGACTTCAGCCACGCTTAGAGTATAAATACCGTATTCCAGAAGCGATTGAATTTCATTTTCAACACGTCTATCCCTATCAATAATACCAAAAACTTCCATATAATGGAGTTTTTCACTGGCTCTTAGAGCTTTAACATTTTGTATTACTTGACTACAAGAACCAGATGGTATCACTAGATAACTATTTAACACAGCACGATAAAGGGATACATCATAGCTTCCATTTTCCCCCTCAACAAAAACAATTGGTTTTCTACTACCCAATATTTCAATTAATAAACTTTCTGGTAGGCCTTCGACATCGGGAACATCTTCCCAATCCCAACTGGAACCATCATAACTTTTTAACCAGATTTTCTTTGCATCATGCAGTGCTGCAGCAAAATCAGTATCATGAGTCATATATACAAACAGGCAATCAGGTCGGAGTTTTTCTATATCCTTCCATAATGGAACTTGTACAGATTTGTGAAGATGAATTTCTGGCTCGTCTATGACAATAATTCCATTTTCGGGTGCTGCAAGACATTGCCCAATCAGATAGAAAATAACTCGCTCACCGTCGCTCATTTCCGAGGGGTTATAGACAGCCTCGTTATTTCCTTTTGCTCGTGTTTGAATTGTCAAACCGCCTAAAACAAGCTCTCGGTGAGGTAATGTTTTTTCCCAAATATATTTAATTTTATCTAATTTAGTCGTCGTTGGTTCAATTCTTTTTTCTGAAGATTTAACTAATTCAATATATTTCGAGTTTTCTTCAATTTTGTCTGAAAAGAGATACACCATTAATTTACCATAATCATTTAATGATGATATGGCAGGTTTACTTCCCCAGCGATAATTCTCTTTATACCAAAGTAGTTCCGACCCTTCCAAATTTTCAATTCCATAGAGTAAATTATTCTGTGCTTGTTGAAGCGAAGTTGGTGTTGTATGGTCAGGCATCGCTAAAGCCCGCTGAGCGGAAATACGATGAACAATATTTCTTTGAGGAGATTTTAGATCCATCCATGTCCCAAGGCGAGACTTTCCAGAGCCATTCGCACCGATAATAAGCACGCTCTGATTAGTCTCTATTTCCGCTAGGTCTTTTTCTTTTGTAGGTAGTGTAATTGAAAATGAATTGCTCATTTTTTGCCCTCCTTGTTCGCATGGAGTTTAATTAAAACTCAACATCTTATTAGATACAACTATTCTTCTTATCAGCTCACAATTCCCTGAAGGTAACTTTTGGTTGCATCTTTAGCAAGATGTTAATTTAAGGTAGTTTCATGATAATCATATCCAATAGTGATAGAACATTAAAGTATCCGCTCCTGGCACAGAGCGTACTGTCAGATTAGGCTTAACTCTGTGCCATAGATACGTTTGCTCACTCCAGAGATCATACAACTTATTGCGGCATTTCCGGCCATTCAGGATTTGCAGGATCCACACGACTGACCAGAACGCTGTAGCGTTCCCATGCTTCCAGTCGGCTACGCTCCTCATCTGTTGCCATGTTCAGTCTGACAGCACGCTCCAGCGGCAAAATCACGGATTCAGCATCTGCAAGAAGTCTGGCTTTCCGGTTTTCTGCCTGCTGCTGCAATTCCTCTGCCGTATAAATGCGTTTAATCACTTTGCCGTCCTTAAACATCCAGTTCCCTGAAATGTCCGCCCGTCGGTTAGCAGTAATATCCGCCACTTCAACAACACTTAATCCATCCGGTCTGATAGCTGTCACATCCTTTTCCACATAGCGGATGATATTATCTTTGTCGTACGCTATTTTTAGCGTGTCATCAGCAAAATACTTTTGTTCTTCGTACCAGTTCTTACCATCTTCTGAAAAAAACCAGACAACATCAAAGTCTTTTGTCAATTGATATTGTTCAACCGTTTTTGGATTACCTGCCGTTATATTTATCAAATGCTGCATAAATTATACCTGCGCCACGTTATACCAAGTCCCGTTAATGTATTTCTGCACCGGTCTGTAATATACGCCACCAATGTTATCGGCAGAGTTTGAGCCGGTATCCTGAACAATAATGCCGGAATATACACACCCGGACGGTGCCTGATGTGTCCATGTCATACCATTGTTCGCAGGTTTGTATGTGGCAGCACCACCAAGCCGGATATCCCGGACATAGCGTGAATCAAAGTTGCCATAGTTAGATGGTGATACCTGCCCGTTAACAGCAAAAGTGATGCTGTTATCTGTATTTCTCTGACTGTAAAAATGCCAGCCTGCATCATCACCTAATTCAGCCACCACAGGACGACTTGAGTTTCCCCACAAATTGAATGCGGCTTCCTTCGTGGATGTATTGCTGCTGCTGACCGTGAACTTTTTCCCGCTACCGGCACGTACTTTGGTACTTGAGACAATATCACCTGTAACACTCAGGCCATGCCCCATTGACACTCCGCCATTGGCGTTATTGATAGTCAGCGGTCTTAAGCCGTTCCATGTCCCAAATTTATCGCCAGAGGCCGTCAGCATTAAATATGTGCTGCCGCCATCATTCCTGATAAAGAATCCATAATTGCCATAAGCAATGCGCAGACCATTAGCACTGAGTGATGTAATCTCACCTCTTGAACGGAGACCATAAGCGGAGCTGAGTGATAATTCTTCCTGAGCATCAGTATTACCAGTCGCCCAACGAACTACCCCGCCCTGTACTGTTTCATGCCAGATAGTGTCTCCTTCTCCACCACGAAACTTTCTGAGATATTTTTTGCCGCCTCTTGTGCCTGAACATAAGGCCGTAGACATATAGGCATTCTGGCTTCCACCGTCCTGATTAATCGTTCCGGTCATTGCGTCGCCCTGACGATTCCAGTCACGACGCCAGCCGGGGGAGTAGCCGTCCCCATGATTAATGTAAGTGAATTGTGCGCTGGTTGTACCGCCACCGCTTGATGTTGTCGGCGTGGTCACTCGGATAGTGATTGCAGATTTAGTTCCCATGACCTCGACGACACAACCAGCCAGGTGGATATCACCACATCCGGTATCCGTAATGATTTTGTTATTTGCATATGACCAGGAGCCTTTGCACATCCAGTACGGATGATTAAATGCACCACGGGAATCCAGCCATTCAATAAACTGAGCGGTTGTCCAGTTTCCGGCTTCAGTGCTCAAAGCGCCGCTATAAGCACGACAGGCACCGATATTTTTCGTGAAGGTATCCTTTCCCGGAATATCCGCACCGTTCTGATCTTTCTGAAGACGTTTTTCAGCATTGTCATAGGCAGACTTCACCGCTTTTGGTGTTGCGGCCAGCGTTTCAGAATCACTGTTGGTGGCGCTACTGAGCTGGACAAGCCCTTTCCGCGCCGTGGTGGCATCCTGTGCAGTGTATTTCCCGTTAGCAAGGTCATACGCTGCCTTTACCGCCTTTGGCGTTGCCGCAAGCGTTTCAGAATCGCTGTTGGTGACGCTACTGAGCTGGATAAGACCTTTTCGCACTGTGGTGGCGTCCTGTGCAGTATATTTACCGTTAGCAAGGTCATACGCTGCCTTAACCGCTTTTGGTGTTGCGGCGAGCGTTTCAGACGTGCTGTTGGTGGCACTACTGAGCTGGACAAGACCTTTTCGCGCTGTGGTAGCGTCCTGTGCGGTATATTTCCCGTTAGCAAGGTCATAGGCGGCCTTTACCGCTTTCGGCGTTGCGGCCAGTGTTTCAGACGCGCTGTTGGTTGCACTGCTTAACTGAGTAAAACCTTTTGCGGTCAGCGAGGCGTCCGGGTGACGTCGTGACTGTTCATGCTCTGCAATTTTGTCATCAACGTAATCCTGCGTTGCCATCACCGTTGTGGTGTCAATGGTCAGCTCCACTGAGGCCACACTGCTGACGATGATGACCATGCGGCAGGTCTGCGAACGCCCTGAGCCTTCGGCAAGAGCGGGTTTATAACTTTCAGCCATGTTCGCCACGGCAATTAGCGTTCCCGCATCATCGTACAGGCCAAGCTCACGCATCCAGAAACCGCCCACCTCCGGCGGAATAACCAGCTCTGCGATAATATAATTACTGTTTCGTTTGTCCAGGGTGATTTTGTTCAGCGCATGTCGCCAGACTTCATGGATAAGCCCGGTCTGTCCGGCATCCGGGACAGGCAATTTACCACCGCCATCCCCGACGGCCATCGTGGTAATGTTGACCTTCCGCCCTCCCGGTGCGGTTGCCGCTGCCAGCTTTGCTGCACCGGCAGTGGTGATAACGGTTCTGAATTTTGTGCTCATTATTCCTCACTTATCCGGGGTAAACCGTAATTACATCGCCGTCGTAAGCCACACCACCGGCGAACAGGTAGCCGGGAATGTCCCGGGTAATGTTCAGGCCAATAAGGTGGCGGCTTGCAGGTTTGGCATCAGCAATCAGCCGTTCCATTTCCTGATACATTGCCTCTGTGATGCCGCTTTCCAGTACACCAATATCAAGCCGGAAGGTGCC